ATAAGTATGAATGGCCGGAAAGCCTAGATAGTGAAGTTGATCGCATCTATTTAGAATATCGCACTAAAGGTGATTTAGGTCTTGAAAAGGAAAGTGTCAAGCGTGCGCTATATAAAGCGATTTCTATGGGCTTGTGAGGGTTCGACTCCCTCGCTCGCTGTTAGTCTGTCATGACTAGGTAATTTTTTCGACACTTGTATCGCTGACAGACCGATACACAAACCCAGTAAATATTTTATAGAAATGAGGAAACCAATTTTACTCTAGTCTTGCATTGCTGGTAGCAAGACTGGAATTTAAAACAAAGGAGGTGGTAAATAAAAAAAAGCCCAAGGCAAAGCTTGCCGAGAACTATTTAACAACATTATTATACCATGAAAAAGGAAAGACAATTTATGAGAACAGTTGAGCGGTTACAAAGAATCAAAGCACTTGATAGATACATCGACAGTCAGATAGAGCAAATTAAGAGACTGGAATCACAAGCGCTTAAGGTCACATCTGGTTCAATGCATACTGACATGGTTCAGGGTGGAAAGCGTAAGGGCAAAGATGATATTTATGTGGAACTTATAACGGCTAAGGAAGAATTAGAACGCTTCACAGCTGAAGCTATCAAACAGAAGCTAGAGTTTCGTAGACAGATAGCAAATATTGAGGATATAGATGCTAGGTCTTTGCTTCAAATGGTATACATTGACCAACTTGGTATCTGGCAGATATGTGACAAGTTAGGGATTAGTAGAGCTACGTACTACGTTAAACTAAGACAAGCTGAGAAACATCTAGATTAATCTATACCAATTAATACGGCATAATACTTTAGGCGTGGTAATATAGTATTATCGAATCAGAAGGACACAGTAGTGTTCTTCTTTTACTTTATCTGAAAGGAGGTATGCCAATGCCAATGGTCAGACGATGTAAGGCAGATGGATGCCGTTCCTTAACAGAGAGACCAGCACACTACTGTACTACACACAAGAGTATGGAAGCACAAGAGAGACAGAGATACTCACGCACTAGATACAACAAGAGAGTAAGGAACCGAGACGATGAGACTAAAGAGCGCTATGCATTCTATCGCTCAAGAACTTGGTCATCTATTCGCAAGATAGCACTAGAGCGTGACAACTATCTGTGTCAGTACTGCTTAGCGTTAGATGTAGTCACACCAGATTCAAGGATAGGTGACCACGTCACACCTGTTGAGATAGCACCTGAACTTAAAACTGACGTATCTAACATCGTGGCGACTTGTAGAAGTTGTGACAACACGAAGAGGACTCTAGAGCAAGAGATCTATGGTACTGGTCAAAATAGAACTAAACAGAACACTGACCTACGACTTTCCGTGACAGCGTGGGCGGGTTTAATAGCCCGTAAAAAGGCGGACGTCGTTAAACCCCTCTAAAACGCCCGTAGCGCGATTTTAAATAAGGGGTGGTATGTTTACCCTATGTGGGGTATAAAATTGACCCCCGCCCCCTATATCGAGCCTAGGAGAGCCACGACAAGGTGTTTTCTTACGTCACGCACAACTTTTGAGGATTTTTAAAAGGTGTCTATACCAAACGGAGAGGAGTAATATGAGTGGTTAAGAATCCGTACTATCAGCAGAACAACGGGCGTTTACCCAGCGACCCTCCGAATTATTTAGGAACAGTGGCTAGGGAGACTTGGCGCAAAATCGTTCCGTTTTTAGAAGCTACTGAAAAGATTCAACGCATTGATACGTTCTTGGTTGAAACTTACTGTACGAATTATGAAATTTACAAGCTTGCTTATGAAGATATCAAAGAAAATGGTATTCAAACTGAAATAATGAAGATTGTCCAAGCGCAAGGCAGTGGTGAAATTCTCGGTGAGCAATCAATGGGATTTAAAAAGAATCCAGCAGTTGTTGTTATGAAAGATGCTACTGAAACGCTTAACAAGATAGGTATTCAGTTAGGTTTGACTCCTAAAGGACGTCAGGAACTTATGGAAATTGCTGGCGAGGAAACGAACAAGGCTTCAACAGCAGATATGCTGAAGGAATTTTTGGGGAAATAAAAAAAAGAACGGCTTATGCCATTCCAAGGTATTCTTTCGATAAGTTCTGCTAAGTATATTATACGTGAATGTTTATAATTGCACAACACGTATATAAGTGTTATAATATATTTAGAGGTAACAATATGACGTTTTTGTACTCTCAAGATTTAAGTAACTGTACAACTTCAACTAGAGAGGAGAAACGATGAGTGGTGTTTTTGTACTCTCAAGATTTAAGTAACAAAAAATAAAGCGTTATATCTAACGTTTTATTTTTTTTATTGAAAGGGGGTGATTAATAGTAAATGAAAACAAATCTAACAAAAACACATGATATAGATTCGGCGTATAAGGAATTTGATTTCACCGACATTGCAAAAAAATATCAAGACGATGGAACAAAATATTGTTTTGATGCTTTGGAAGGGCGAATCACAACTGGCTATATGATTAAACTGGCTTGTTTCCGCCACTTGCGAGACCTACAAAGGCAAGGCAACGACGACTTTCCATATACTTATGATACGGCAGAAGCGGACAAACTATTGCGTTTTGCTAGGATTTGCCCAAACGTAGACACTGGTGAGCCAACAAAGCTGATGGCTTGGCAAAAGTTTATCTTATGTATGCTTTTTGGGTGGAGAAATGCAAACGGTGGTAAACGTTTTAGTCGTGCGATTGTTTCAGTCGGTCGAGGTCAAGGTAAGACATACTTGATGTCTATTCTGACAGCTTATTCGTATTTTATTGAAAGCCTCGGACTTTCCAATCAGGACTATTTGGTTACATCAATCAACTTCAAACAAACAAACAAGTTGCTTGGTTACATCAAATCAATGATGAAGCAAATAATCCAAAACGAACCTTTCAAGAGTTTGGCAAATGAAACTGAATTGGGCTTGCATAGTGACCAAGTTATTATGAAAGCAAACAACAACGTTTTGAGAGCTATATCTGCTGAGAGTGGGCAATATGATAGTTTTCATTTTACAACGGCTATTTTTGATGAAATTGGAGAAATTGAAACAAGAGATGCGGTTTCTAAGATTGTTTCTGGGCAAGTAAAGGTGCCCAATAGGCAATTCATTCAAATTTCCACTGCCTACCCAAACCCATCAGTTCCTTTCAGGGAAGACCAAAAGATTTTGCAGCAAGCCATGGAAGATGACGATAATCGTGACGCCGATACGTATCTTTGCTTAGTTTGGTCGCAAGATAACTTAGATGAGGTCTTCCAACCAGAAACATGGGCAAAGAGCAATCCACTGCTAGACTTGGAGAGCGAACGTGAGAACCTTATGAAAGGGTTAATGGACAAGCGAGATAGCGACCTGCTAAGTGGTAACCTCGCAGACTTCCAAGTTAAAAACATGAACTGCTGGCTACTTGCTGACAGTAACAGCTTTCTTGATTTGAAAGACATTGAGAATGCAGTCATTGATGAGTTTGACATAAAGGGCAAGCGTGTATATGTCGGACTAGATGCTTCAATGTTCAGCGATAATACAGCCATTGGCTTCGTCTATCCATACGTTGGTGAAGATGGAAGTCAAAAATGGCATATCGAACAGCACAGTTTTATCCCATGGCAACAAGCGGGCTCGTTAGAAGCCAAAATGGAACAAGACGGTGTTAATTACCGTGATCTAGAACAGAAAGGCTACTGTACCATCACAAGCCACCCACAAGGGCTTATCAATCCAGAGGAAGTTTACCGCTGGTTTGTAGATTATGTCGAAGACAATCAACTTGATGTAGTATTTTTCGGATATGATGCTATGATGGTTTCTAAGATTATCAAAGCATTGGAATCTAATACAAGTTTCCCACTGATGCCAATAAGACAACGTACAAGTGAGCTAAAAGACCCTACAAAATTCCTACAAACACTGTTCATTGAGGGTAATATCACTCGACTAGATGATGAGATTATGCGTAAAGCCTTGATAAATGCGGTAATCAAAGAAGATAACATCGGTATTCAGGTCGATAAAATGAAATCCACTTACAAGATTGACGTTGTGGATGCTCTTATCGATGCTTTTTACGATGCCATGTACGCTTTTGAGGACTATGCAATAACCAATAATCCAACATGGAAGGTTGAGCACATGAGCCAAGAGGCAGTTTTAGCATGGCTAAAAAACCCAGAAAGTGGGCTATTAGAGGAGTATTAATACATGATTTTGAAGTTTTTTAAGGCAATTTGGGCTATTTTCGACATTTTAATGTTCATTTTAGCTGCAATTTCACTCAATATAACCACTTACCACCTTGGCTATGTATGGTTTGGCATTAGTATGACCGTTACATTCGTACTTGCTGGATTAGTGAGTGAGCTAGCTTCGAAAAATAGCTAGAAAGGAG